ATGAGTCTCGAAAAAGACATTGAAACCATCACCGCAAGTCTGAAGCAGGTCAACGACCAACTGAAGACCAACGCGGAAGCTGCCCAGAAGGAGATCAAGGCTCACGCCCAGATGTCCGAAGAAACCAAGGCGAAGGTCGACCAACTGCTGGTCGCGCAAGGTGAGCTGCAAGCGCGTCTGCAAGCAGCGGAACAACTGGTCGTCAAGCTGCAAGACGGCGGCAGCGCTGCTCATCCCGCCTCGATGGGCGAAGAGTTCATCAAGGCGGACGGCTTCGAAGCGTTCGCGATGAAGGCCGCCGGTGGCATGAAGGGAAGCTTTTCCGTCCCCGTCAAAGCGGCCATCACCAGCCTCGACACTTCCGCTGGCGAACTGATCCAACCGACCCGCGTCGGTCTGATTCAGCCCGTTCAGCAGCGCCTGTTCCTGCGAGACCTGTTGTCGTGGGGCCGTACCAGCTCGAACAGTATCGAGTACGTGCGTGAGACGGGTTTCACCAACAACGCCAATGTGGTGTCGGAGAATCCCACCAATCCCAAGCCGGAATCGGACATCACGTTTGAACTGGACACGGATCCGGTCGCGACCATCGCTCACTGGGTGCGTGCCTCCCGCCAGGTCCTGTCCGACGCGGCCATGCTGGCCAGCTATATCGACGGGCGCCTGCGCTACGGTCTGAAGCTGAAGGAAGAAGCGCAGCTGCTCAAGGGTTCCGGTGTTGGCCTGAACCTGAACGGCATCTATACCCAGGCCACGAACTACGTCAATCCGGGCGTGACGGTCCAAGCGGAAACCGCTATCGACCGTCTGCGCCTGGCGTTGCTGCAGGTGACTCTGGCCGAGTTCGATGCAGACGGCATCGTCCTCAGCCCCATCGATTGGGCCGCTATCGAACTGACCAAGACCACGGACAACGCGTACCTGTTCGCCACTCCCCGCGGCTTGGCGACCCCCGGCCTGTGGGGCCGCCCGGTTGTTGCGACCCAGGCCATGACCGCCAGTGACTTCCTGGTTGGCGCTTTCCAGCAGGGTGCCCAAGGCTGGGATCGTGAAGACGTTTCGGTGACGGTTTCGACCGAAGACCGCGACAACTTCGTGAAGAACATGGTCACGATCCTGTGCGAAGAGCGCGTGGGCCTGTCGGTCTACCGTCCGGAATCCTTCGTCAAGGGCGACTTCGACGGGCTGCCGGCCTCGGCCTAAGGCGGCGGGGGCTCCGGCCCCCGTCCTTCTGGAGAACACGATGGTTACGGTTACTGCGCGGCAGTCCTTCGATCACGATGGAAAACGGATGCCGGGTGATCAATTTGAGGTCAGCGACCACCATGCCAAGCAATTGGCCGGCAAAGGGCTGATCTATTCACCGAATGGCGATACCACTGACCCTCAAGAGGCCGCTGGCGAACCGTCGTCTGCATCGCAAGCGGCCCAAGCCTCACGGCAGACGACTGCGAAGCGGTCCGGGCGTGGAGGTCGGGCTCGAAAGACCGCGGTGTAATCGTCACCAACACCACTTTTCAGTTGGCTCCATGGGCTGATGTCCTGTACGCCATGGACCGCGTTTGGTGGAAAGAGTACGGGGACGAGGCCCAAAACAGCTTTTCCGGTGAGCTTTGGGCGCCATTGACCGGAATCCGGGGCGTTCGGAAAGCGTCTTTTGACTACGGTAAGAATTCCGGCCTGGGGGCCATTTCGTTGGCTGCGCATTGGGGTGCGCAGCGGATCATCTTGATTGGCTACGACTGCCAAAAGACCGATGGAAAGGCGCACTGGCATGCGGACCATCCCAATGGGCTTGGCAACGCCGGCGCCGTTGATAAGTGGCCGCAGCAGTTCGCGGATCTGGCCAAGCGTCTCAACGCTGAGGTGGTGAATGCCTCCAGGGTAACGGCGTTGGAATGTTTCCCTCGGGCGAGCTTGTCTGATGCCTTGAAGCAGCAGACGAAAGCGCCGCTCTTCATCCAGGGGATGCATGGTCTTGGCGACAACTTGCACCAGCGGTCTGTAATGAGGCAGCTGAGCCTCGATCACGAGATCTGGCTTGAGACGCCCTGGCCTTGTCTGTACCACGACATGCCGGGAGTTAATTTGGTCGGGAAGGGTTCGAAGTTGCGGACCCAGGCCAAGAATGCGGCGCGTGAGCGAGATCGATTTACCGCAAGGCCCGTACCGAGAAGCGCAAAGCGGCTGGAAGTTAAGTATCCGCCGGAGGCTGTGCGTCGGCATGGATCGGTGTTAGCCGCCATGTCAAGCCAGTGTGGTGTGGAGCCGGGAGAGTTTCGGTTACCCATTCCTGAAGCATGGCGGGTCAGGGCGGGTGATCTGGTTCGCAAGTGGAGTCCCGACCGGCCGCTGATGATCTACCGCCCGCTGGTCGAGCGGACCGAGTGGGGGGGCTGCCGCAATCGCAACCCAGATCATGCGGCATATGCCGACCTGTTTCGGAGTGTCCGCGAGCGCTTCTTCGTGGTGAGTGTCGCGGACGTGGCGCCCGGGAAGGAGTGGATTGTTGGAGAAAGGATAGACGCCGACGTGGAACTGCACGCCGGTGAGTTGGACATTGAGGTCCTTGCCGCGCTGGTTGCGCAGTCGGCCCTCGTATACACCGCGCCAGGGTTCGCAGTCATCCTGGCGCAAGCGGTGGGGGTGCCCTCGGTGGCGGTGTTCGGTGGCTATGAGAACTCGCAGTCGTTCTCAGCCGGTGCATCGCAGGCGCCGTACCTGGGGATTGATCCCATAAAACCGTGCAACTGTTTCAGCCATACACACAGGTGCGAGAAGCGCATCGACATGGTGAGCGCCAAGCGCCGCCTTTTGGAGTTTGTGAATGCGCATTGTCCGCAACAGGGAATCAGTCCGGCTATCGCCGCGTAGTTACGATGCCAAGGGTCTGCCTACCGAGTATTTCAACCTGGGAGAGCTGGACGTTCTTCTGAGCCTGATGGAATCGGTAAACGCGGAGGTCGTCATCGAGTTCGGCGTGAACAGCGGGCGCAACCCCGCGGCGGTATTCCGGAACCTCGCATCGGTGCGCCGCTACGTCGGCGTCGATGTGGCGCCGGGCTACCAAACGGTCATGCCGGTCCAGCGCCGGGAAGTGCTGCGCAACCCGGGGCACTTGGTCAAAGACGATCCGCGGTTTGAGTTGATTGTCCGACCGAACGGCAGTTTCGATCTGCGCCCGAGCGATCTGCCGCAGGCTGATGCAATCTTTATCGATGCGGACCATTCTCGCGCCGGAGTGCTGAATGACTACGCGCTGGCGCTGAAAGTGATTCGCCCTGGTGGAATCATCATCTTCCACGATGACAACTGTAGGCCGGTTGTAGAAGTGACGCAGACGCTCAACGAGCTTTGCGACAACGGTGCCGATATCAAGCACGTGGAAGGAACCTGGATCTCCTATGAGCGTCATTGATCTTGAGACCGCCAAGCAGTTTCTGGACGTCATCCATAGCGCGGATGACGCCAAGCTGCAGATGCTGCTTGATGGCGCCGAGCGGGAGGCGCTGGACTTCATGAACCGAAGCGAGTTCCGGGCGGAGGAATGCAGTAGCGAGTCTTCGAGTGAACCAGAGGTGATGCCTGACAGTGTTCGCCTTGGCGTTCTTCTTCTGCTCCAAGCTGCCTACCAGGCCACGCCGGACGACGCGGCGAAGCTGCGTGCCGCGGCTGAGGTCAAGCTGATGCCGTACCGTTGTTACATGGGGGTGTGATGCTGGCCGCACGACTACGCCACCGCGTCACCTTTCAGGAGCAGGTAAACAGCCAAGATCCGGTAACGGGCGCTGTGTCGCTTACGTGGGAGAACGTCTGGCTCGATTCCACCACGGAAATGAAGGACGTCCCCGCTGAGGTTCTGACCGGTCCCGGGCGGGAATGGGTGGGAGCCGGCACGATCAACGCCGAGCTTTCGGCCCGTATCAACCTGCGCTGGTTCCCAGGCTTGCGCCAATCCTGGCGCATCCTCTGGGATGGTCGGGTCTACAACATTGAGTCCATGGAAACAGACGCGACTGCTAGACGGGAATGGCGGCTGCGCTGTGTCGACGGGCCTAGCGAGGGGCTATGAAGGTCGAAGTCAATCTTCGAGGCGTTGATGGCGTGATTGCCACGCTAAAGAGCCTACCGCCAGAGATCGTGTCAAAGCGCGGTGGCCCGGTGAAGCTCGCGTTGGCCAAAGGCGCCAGGCTGATTCGCGACGAGGCCAAGAAGAACCTGCGGCGCGCTATCGCCATGAACGGCGACGAATCGACGGGTCTGCTTGAGAAGAACGTCATTTCCAGCCGAGGCAAACCGCCCAGCACCGGAAAAGGCGAGCGGTATTTGGTCCGAGTGCGTCGCAAGACTTATCCGGGCAAGACCGGCAAGCCGGTGACGACCCGGGCGACGGCGAGCTTCTTGGAATACGGGACCGAAGATCAGCCTGCCACCCCATGGCTGCGACCGGCAGTGCGCCACCACGGGGAAGCAGCGATCAACGTTATCACGCAGGACCTGAACAAGCGAATTGACAAGGTGGTCGCCGAGCTTGGCGCCAAGAACCGGAACAAGTGATGCTCCCCGCCGTATTCCAGACCCTTCAGACGCCCGCCGTCCTGGCAATTGTTGGAGGCACGCCCGTTCGCATCTTTCGCCACGGTGCAGCGACCCAGGACACTGAGAAACCCTATATCACGTGGTTCGAGGTAACAGGGCAGCCGTATGACCAATTGAGCGGCACGCCTTGTGGCGACTTTGACAGCGTGCAGATTGACTGCTGGTCCAAGTCGGATCTACAGGTTGAGCAGTTGGCTTTTGCGGTCCGGGACGCGCTGGATTTGGCAGGTATCGCCAATCGCCTTGTCGTGAACTCTCGGGAGCCAGAGACGCGGCTATACCGGATCGGCTTGGAAGCCGATTACATCACCTCCCGCTAAACCTCATTTTCCTGTTTCGACTGCCCGCCTAGAGCGGGCTTTTTTATGGAGTTTTGAAATGCCGATCCGCTCTCAAGGTACCGAGCTTTTCTATGTTCGCCCCGGCTCCTCGCCGGTTCTGGTCAAGTTGCACTGCCCGACCGGTATTACGGGTCTTGGTGGGGCGGCGGATCAAGTCGAAACCACGTGTCTCTCGGACACAGATGACAAGCAGTACGTCCGTGGTCTCGGCAACCCTGGCCAAGTCTCGGCTCCAGTCAACTTCGACCCCCAGCAAGCGAGTCACGAAGACATGTTTGCCCTGAAGCAGTCCGGTGAAACCCTGCAATGGATTATCGGGATGTCTGACGGCACGACGTTGCCGACCTTGGACTCCAATGGTGACATTGAGCCACCGGTTGGCCGATCCAGCATTCAGTTTTCCGGCTACATCGCGGACTGGGGTCTGGATTTCGCTGGCAATGACGTCGTTAAGGGCACGCTGACGATCCAGCGTTCCGGCTCTGTCATCTTCACCAAGAAGGCCTGAGCATGCTCAACACGTCGTACTTCACGCCGGAGACGGTGTTTGAAAAGGAAGTTGACCTGGGCGACGGCAAGCTCCAGACGCTGTACTTCCGCAAATACAGCGGGGCGGCCTTCAGCGCCTACGGTCACGCCATTCAATCCACCGACTCCGTAGTGCATGGAAAGGCCAACGCCATCCTGATTGCGGATTGCCTGTGTGACGAAGAGGGTAATCGCGAACTCACGCTTGCCAAGGCATGCGCGCTGAACCCAGTGCCGATGAAGGCGCTCTTCGTGGCAGTGCTGGAGGTCAACGGCTTCACCGTCGACAAGAAGCCTGCCGAGGAAGAGGAAGCGCAGGCAGATCCGGGAAACACGTAGAGGCCGGCTCGGACGACTGGCTATGGGCTGTCCTCGCCATGAGGCTCGGGGGAAGAACCATACAGGAGTTGATGTCGGCCATGACACAGCACGAGTTCAGGTACTGGAAGGCGTTCTATGAACGGCATCCCTTCGACGACCTGCACGTGTTTCACCGGCCTGCGGCATTGATCGCGCAAAGCATGGGGGGAGGGGATTTCGGCCAGAAGGTCGACTTGCTATCGAACCCATTCGTCAAAGACTACTCCGACGCAGATTTGCGCACTCTCAAGGCGTTCGGCCTGAAACCCTAAGGACATCTAGATGGCAACCGCAGGAAGTATTGTCGTCGATCTGACGATGAACACGGGGTCGTTTGAGACGGACGCTCAACGTGCGTCTAAGGCCGCTGAGAAGCGCTTTAAGGAAATCGAGCGCCAAGCCAAGGACACTGCGACGACTGTTAGCAGTGCCTTCACCGGTCTTCTGAGTGGTGCTCTGCTTGGCGTGGGCTTCGGCACCGTATTCAATAAGTTCATTGAAGAGACCAAGAACGCCCAGAGCGAGCAGGGCCAGCTTGCAGCCGTACTGAAGTCCACCGCCAACGCAGCAGGGTTCACCGCGGCCGAGCTGAACAAGATGGCTAGCGGCATGGCCGGCTTTGTCAGCGAAGGCGACATCAATCGAGCGCAAACCCGGCTGCTGTCGTACACGGGAGTGGTCGGAGACGAGTTCACCCGAGCATTGCAGAATGCGATCGATATGTCCGTCCGTATGGGCATGTCTGTCGAGGGCGCGGCGGAGACGGTCGGTAGGGCTTTGGACGTCCCGAGTAAGGGGCTGACCGCTCTATCGAAGCAGGGGTTCCGGTTCACCGAAGACCAGAAGAAGCTTGTCGAGTCTTTGGAGTCCACAGGTCGTGTAGCCGAGGCCCAAGACGTCGTCCTGAAGGCGCTCGAGGCGTCGTATGGTGGTGCTGCTGAGGCGGCCCGTAACACCCTGGGCGGTGCGCTACAAGCGTTGCAGAACCAGATTGATGACCTGATGACGGGTGACGATGCAAGCGTCAACGGTTTGACGGCCAGCATCAACGATCTGACTGATGCGCTGGGGTCAGACGAGGCGAAGCAAGCGTTCGCCGATTTTGTAGGCTGGCTGGCAGATATCTCGCGCGCACTCGTAACGGCTGCTGGTGACTTTGCCGAAGGCATGCGTGCCGCAGGTGGATTCGTTGACGCGTTGATGACATACGGAACCATCAACCCGTTCAACTCCCATTCGGAGAACGTCGAGAAGTACCGCCAGCAGTTGGTCGAGTTGGAGGACTTTCAGCGCAAGGTATTGGCTGGGGAAGAAAACGCTGCAGGTCTTGATCTGGATGCCAAGATCAAGATGGTGCGCAACCAGTTGGCTTTCTCGGAACGCAAGGCTAACGCGCAGGAAAGGGACGTGCTTGGCGCTTACCTTGGCGTGGACGAGACGGGAGCCAGCATCCCCACGCTTAGTCCAATCCGTGCGACGGCATCGTCCGGTGGTGGTGGCGGAAGCAGCAAGGAGAAGATCGACCAGGGCCAGAAGTTGATCGACCAGATGAATCAGCAGATCGCGCTGACGGGGAAGCTTACCGAGTACGAGAAGCTGCTGGAGCAGGTCCGCATTGGTTCGGTGACCTTCAAAACGCAAGCCCAGCAGGATGAAGCGCTAGCTTCGGCCCAGACTCTGGACTTCATCAAAGAGCAGAACAAGGCATACGAAGAGACACAGGCGCATCTCAAGGCGTTGTCGAAGGTGTCGCAGGAAACCGCGACGGAAATGGACGAGTTCTCCCGAGAGGCGGCTCGAAGCATCCAGGATTCTCTCGGCGATGGCTTGTACGGCCTGTTGTCGGGGAACTTTGATGATATTGGGCAGAAGTTCGCGCAAACCCTTACTCGCATGGCCGCGGACGCAGCTGCCGCCAACCTCGCGGGAGCGCTGTTCGGAGATTATGGAAAGACGGGCCAGATCGGCGGATTGCTGGGTGGACTAGCCGCTGGGATCTTCGGCAACAGCATCTCGGCGTCTAGCTCCTACGTCAGCGCCGGGCCGGCCACGGGTAGTTGGGAAGGCCTGTCCTACTTCGACGAAGGCGGATACACCGGTTCTGGTGGGAAACTTGACCCGGCTGGCATCGTTCACAAGGGTGAGTACGTGTTCGATGCGGACTCCACTCGCCGCCTGGGCGTCGGGTTTCTGTCCCGACTCCGGGGTTACGCCGCGGGCGGTTATGTTGGTGCATCCGGGATGCCCGCTTCCGCAGGTGGATCCACCCGCGTTGAGATCATCAACAATGGCACTCCGCAACAGGTATCCAGCGCCAGCAGTTCGTTCGACGCTCAGGGCGAAGTGATCCGCATCGTTGTGCGAGATATCCAGCGCAACGGCGATACCGCCCGGGCGATCAAGGGGATGGCGGCATGAGCACATTCCCGAGCTACGCGAAGATTTTGCTGTCCGGCTACGCGGAGGATTCCGACTACGGAGTTCTTCGAACCGAGATGGACAACGGCATCGCCAAGCAGAGGCCGCGGCGTTCACTTCCCATCGTTACGCGCACTGTGGTGATTCATGTTGATTCGCTAGCAGACAAGAACGCCTTTGATGCCTGGCGCCGGGTTGATCTGTCTGGCAGCGCGGGATGGTTCGACTGGCTCGATCCGCTGGACGGTGTGGTGAAACAGACTCGCATCGTTGGCGGGAAGCTGTCTTGGACCAGTCCTGGCAAAGTCTGGCGGGCAAGTGGCCAGATTGAGACGGTGGGTTGATATGCCGGCAAATTACTCCAACGCGGCACGGGAGAACCTGCTATCGACCAGTCCGGATGAGCCGTTCCTTGTTGCTATTGAAATCCTTCACACGGATCTGACGACCCCGGCACGGTTCGTTAACGACACCCAAAACATCCTCATTCAAGGCAGTGAGTTTTTTGCGACTGCATTTCGGGTCGCTCTGCCGGATGACAAGGACCAACAGTTGCCTCAAGCGCGATTGGAGGTCGACAACGTGGGACGAGAGCTAACGCAATGGCTTGAATACAGCCGTGGCGGTAAAGGAGCCCGATGCCGAATCATTCAGGTGCTGCGCAGTGACCCGAATGTGATTGAGTTCGATATGACCATGGACTTGACCGGTCTAGTGATCGACAACATGACAGTGAGCGGTCTGCTCGGGTTCCAAAACACGTTGGGACAAACGGCGGTTGCCGTGCGGTTCGATCCGCTCACTTCACCGGGTCTTTGGTAATGCATTGGTCAGATAAGTACGTCGGCGTGGCGTATGTCCCCGTGACAGGTGATTGCGCCGCATTGGCGGCCAAAGTTGCCGAAGCGGAATTCGGCACGGTGCCTAATTTGCCAACTTCTCACGCGTTGACGCTGCGCGATCAGACGACGCAAATCCTCCAGCATCGCGACGAACTCGCCGACCGGATTGACCAGCCCTTTGATGGCTGTCCCGCTCTATTTATTGGGCGCGGCCGACTTTGCCATATCGGGGTGATGTGCTGGCTTGCGCATGAATGGTGGGTGTTACACGCGGACCAGACTGCCGGCTCAGTCATCAGGCAACGCCTCCGTGACATGACTCGGATTCACTTCAAACTGGAAGGCTTTTACAAATGGAAGTAGTGGATACGCAGCCTTCTCTCGTCCACCTGCCGAACCCGATCACGCCCGCCGGCAAGGTAGTCAGTTATGCGTCGTTCCTGCCCGGTGAAACCCTCGAAGCTTATTTGTCTCGGGTTGGCGTTCGCGTACTAGACGCGCCTATGCACGTTTGGCACAACGGATACCCGGTCCCCGCTAAGCTGTGGAAGCGGTTGATTCCTAGGACTGGGGATCAGATTCTGATCCGTGCCAAGATGGAGGGCGGCGGCGGGGCTGGCAAGATCCTTCGGACAGTTGCGCTCGTAGCTTTAGTAGTTGTCAGTGCCGGTTACGGCGCTGCGCTAGGCGGCGCTCTTGGGTTCACTGGAGCAACAGCCGGTGCCATCGGCAGCAGCATGATAATGCTGGCCGGGACGATGCTTATTAACGCATTGCTCCCAATGCCGATGCCTACCGCAGCGAAGCTTGGTGTTGGAGAAAAGTACGAATCTAGTCCCACCTACGCCATCCAAGGAGGCCGTAACCAGGCACGCCCTTGGGAGCCGATGCTTTTGGTCTTTGGACGCCACCGGGTAGTACCGGATTTGAGCGCGATTCCGTTCACGCAGCAGCAGGGGGACGATCAGTATCTGAATCAAATCTTCAATTTTGGGCTTCAGAACTGGGAAGTCATCATTGAAGATCCGAAGATTGGCGAGACGTCGATCTACAACTATTCCGGTGTGCAGGCCCAAGTTGCTGATTTATATGGACGAGTGAGCCTGTTTCCTGGGAACGTCGACACGCTTCAGGGGTTCACGATATCTTCCGCCGATGGATGGCGTAGCAGAACCACGTCGCCTGGCGTCACCACTCTCTCGGTCGAGCTGGCTTCTCGCCTTTTCCGGGTGAATGATGATGGGTCTATGGCGTCTAGGTCCGTCGACGTTGAGATTGAATACCGCTATGCCAGTGGCGGTCCCTGGAACCAGCTTGGGTACATCGACGCTGTATATGCGACCCACTACTGGTCGAAAGTCGTCTATCCATCGAGGGTACAGATTGGATTTGGTTCCACCAATTTTGGCGACCATACGGACGGAGAATCATGGTCAGACATCGATCCTGTCACCGGAGCACTAATCTCCGGCCAATGGCAGTGGAAACCGCATCCCTTTCAGTTGGGGCAGCCCTGGGTTGGGGTTGCTCCTGATCCACTGTTATCCCCGGCGGCGCCAGGGTTCAGGATGACTGGTTCTCGGCAGGAGCCAACCCGTAGAGAGGTGACTTGGAACGTCCCGCCTGGGCAGTTCGAAATCCGCGTGCGGAAGGTGACCGGCGATATCAATGATTCCCGGGAATCGAATGAAACTGCTGTTTCCCAAATTCTCGCCTTTCAGCAGGATGAGGCGGACTACACCGGACAAAGTCGATTTGCGTTGCGAATCAAGGCGACCGGTCAACTAAACGGCCAAGTCGATCAATTTAGCGCGGTTGCTGTCGCTCGGTGCAATGTTTGGAACGGATCGGCATGGGTCTTTGGGCCGACAAGCAATCCGGCCTGGTGGTTCCTTTGGTACGCAAAGGGGCGCCTTGCTCCGAACGGATCGAGAGTCTTCGGGTGCGGGCTGACGGATGCTCAGATTGACATTGAGGGTATCAAGGCCTGGGGCGCGTGGTGCGATGCAAACCGCCTGACGTTCAACTATGTGTTGGATCGGAAGATGAGTTCAGCCGACGTGCTGGACATGATCGCCCGAGCGGGACGTGCAGCGAAGACCCAGCACACCGGCAAACTTGGCGTCGTTTGGGATGCCGCGAACCTTCCTGAAGTGGCCACATTCGGGCCGTTCAACATCAAAGCTGGATCTTTTCAGATTGCATATCTCAACGAAGGGACGGTCGACGAGATCGTTCTGAACTTTGTTAACGCGGATCGCAACTGGCTGATGGATGAGGTGCGTGTACGCGTTCCCGGCGCGACTACGACTACCAATCCGCTGCAGCTAGATCTGGATGGTTGCACGAATCTGGACATGGCGAGCCGCGAAGCGAATCTGCTTGCAGCGTCTCAGGTCTGGCACCGCCGGCGGGTTTCGTTTGAGTCCGACATCGAAGGTTATGTGGCGTCTAAGGGTGACGTGATCCGCCTGACGCACGACTTGACTGTTTGGGGATACTCAGGTCGCATGATGCCGGGTAGTAGGGGTGCCGTCGGCGGAGCACTCCCTAGAGTTGTGCTTGATTCCGCGGTTCCGTCCGATGGCACAGGCGTGGCCTTGTTGCGTGATCCTCGAGGCAGAATGAAAGTCGTATCGGTCACTTCGGCAGTGGGCGATGTGACCGAATTCACCATCGTTTCGGACCTTGCCGGGTTCCCGATGCCGGGGGATCCAGGCTTTGAGGATATCAACTCGCTTGATTGGGTGTGGCAGTTTGACCCGCTTCAAACTCCTGGGCGTCGTTTCAAGATTACCTCTGTGGAGCCGTCCGCTGATGGGGTGAAATTTACGGCAATCGACGATGACCCGGGCTATTACGCAAGTGAGAACAATCCGTATCAGTACACGCCGCCGAGAGATGGAGGGTTGCTCAACGGCGTTGTGTTCAATGTGACGTTCTCCGAAGCAATTCGGAGCGTCGCTAACGATGACATTGACGTTCAGATCAACTGGTCTATTTCTGCTGCCACTAAGGTTCAAGTTAACGTTTCAGTGGCGGGCGTCGCGCTCCAGCCCATCATCACGACCGAACGCAACATCACGGTTTCCGCGAAGACGGGCGACCTGATAGTGGTCACCGTCCGGCCGGTCAATCTGCTTGGCCTCGGGGCGCCGTTTCGAAGCCAGTACACGGTAACAGGCCTTCTGGCTCCCCTGCCAGCGGTTACGGGGTTGACAAGTGTGTTCCGCGATGGGCTGACAACCCTTATCTGGAACCGGGTGACGGATATCCGACAGCCGGACTACGAGGTGAGGATAGGTAGCTCCTGGGCAAACTCGCGAACGGTCGGCACCACGCAGGGCTTGGATATGCTTGCGGTCGGCAACGGGCTTTACTTTGTGGCGGCGCGCTTCAGGTTTGGCTCTCAAACGATCTACGGCCCCGCGGACAGTCTTCAGATCACAGGAGCGGTGCTAGTCCGAAATGTCCTTGCGACTATCCACGAAGATCCGGCATGGACTGGTTCGCTAGAAGGCGGGGCGTTCATCCACGATGGCGAACTGACGCTGAGGGGGATGGGCGACATTCTGTCTGCCCTAGACGTGCTTAGCCTCGAAGATGTCTTGTGGTTCGGCGGGGTGGAATCCGGAGGCATCTACACCACCAACGATTCGAACATAATCGACATCGGGTACGCGACGCCTGTTCGAATCGACTTCAGTATTGATGAGTACGCGCTCAATTTTGGCGAGGATGTGCTGTCGATTGTGGATGTCCTAGAGGAATCGGACATCCTCAACGATTCGAACCGCCAACGCTATCAGGTAATACCGCAGATCCAGTTCGCTCAGGACGATGGGGTGTTCGGCGACTGGCAGGACTACATACCCGGCACAGTGAACGCGCGGTATTTCCGCGTCCGGCTCGTTCTTCAGACCGACGATCCGCTAATCGTGCCGTTCGTGCGTCACTTCTCATGGACTGTTGATGTGCCGGACCTGGTGCAGACGGGGACCGGTCTCACTGTCCCAGCCGCGGGTATGCGCGTCACTTATGGCAAAGCATTCCACGCTAAGCCGAACCTGCAAGTCACCGAGTTGGACGCGGTAAGCGGGGATCGGGTCGAAATTCGGCAAACCACGGACCCACTTTTAGGTTTTGACGTCCAGATTTTTAACAACGTGACGCCCGTCGAACGGGTAATCAACTGGTTGGCACAAGGGTACTGACATGACGCAAGAAGCTATCGTAATTTCAACAACGCCGCCCCTGCCTGGCCTCAAGCTAGTACAGGATCTGAACGCTGCTCTGGAGACAGTCGCGACTGACTTTGCGGGTAGCGTAGATCCGGCGGCCTTCGCCGGGCCTTACATGACTTGGGCCGATACCGGCAACATGCTCATCAAGCGGCGCAACGACGCGAATTCGGCGTGGGTCGTTGAAGGGGCGCTTTTAAGCTATGGCAGCGCCTCTCTGACGTTCAAGGCCGCACCATCGGCCGCCTCGGATGATGTGGTGGTTCAGTCCCAAACATTTGGCGTCGGGCAGACGCTGCAGGATGTCACTGCAAGCCGTGCCATCGCGACCACGTACACCAATTCAACTGGCAAGCCCATTGTCGTTTATGTCTCCACGACAGGGACAACCACTAGCAGTGGAATCGTGGGCCGAATAAACGGATTCGATGCGGCATACAGCACACGGGACGGTTCCACGGGGTCGCTGGTTCTCAATATGGTGGTTCCTGCAGGATCTACCTACGTGGTGCAGAACATCGGCAGCATCACGGGAACGATTTGGAGGGAGTTGCGCTAATGAAAACTTTTATCGACACGGAAACGGGAAGCCCTTGGCAGTTTGCTGAGAGCGACGATATTCGCTTGATTGATGGCGTATACCGTTTCTTCGACGTAAGCGGAAGCCTTCTGATCAGCGTTCCCGAAACTCTTGTCCCCGGAGAGGCCCCACAACCGGTGGATCCTAGCCCTGTGCCTGTCACGGTCTTTTCCTCGCTGGACTACCTGCAAAAGTTCACGACTGAAGAGTACGCCGCGGCTCGTCAGCATGACAACCTGGCCGTCCAGTTCGGGCTTGACATGCTAATTGCCGCCCAGTACGTCGACCTGGATGACCCGCGTGTCGCGATGACGCTAAATTTACTTGTCGATGAGGGCGTTGTAACATCGGCGCGCCGAGATGAATTGCTCGCGCCAACAGTAGGTTAGCCCCAAATTTTTGGGGTGAACTAGCCTGCTTGAACGCTCGGAAGCCCTGAATGAACGTGTCTGGAACGAGGAAGATAGATGGCCTGACCTCGCTGCGCTTTTTTGCTGCGGCGTTGGTCGTGTTCGGGCACGGGATGAAGACTTTTGGTATTTCTATCCATGTCTTCGACCTCCGTAATGCGGTCTCGTTCTTCTTTGTTCTTTCTGGGTTCGTCCTGGTCCACTCCTACGGGACCATAAACGCGAAGAAAGATTACTGGACCTTTCTTTCAGCGCGCATCTCACGTCTATGGCCCGCCTATGCGTTCACGGGCCTCATAGCTATTCTCGCTCTGACTCCCATCAATACGGCTTACGACTTTCTTAGGGCGGTCGTTAACCTATTGATGCTTCAGTCGTTGGTCCCGTCGAGCTGGTTCTATTTCTCTTTTAACGGGGTGGCCTGGAGCGTTTCGGCGGAGATGATTTTTTATCTCGCGTTCCCTTTCGCTCTGCTGCTCTTACGACGGAGTTTTTGGTATCTGCTTGGAGTTGCCGCTCTAGTGGTCGTTGCGAACGTCTCTGTTGCCGCGATGGCCGATATGAGCGTGAGTGAGGGAGTCCCGGTCTCAGCGTGGGGACTTCTTTACATATCGCCACTCTGCCGAGTGGCTGAATTCTTCATTGGCATGGCGGCCTATCCCTTAGCAACTCGCTTCGTAAGCGCCTTGAAGGGACTGGACGTGGTTCGAGCAACGACGCTGGAAGCGGCTGTTTTGGCAGCTATGGTGGCCGGCATGGTGTTCACCGCCTGGCTGGCGAGGTCCGTTCTCTGGACCTCTCACCCTCAGCTGGCTCTATGGATTTTGGTAACAGGCCCAACGGTTATTTTTGCAGCGAGCCTAGTTGTTTTTTTTGCAGAGCGAGGCTTCGTTTCGAGGGTTCTCGGGTTTCGCCCGCTTGTCTACCTCGGAGAAATCAGCTTTTCCCTTTACTTGCTGCACCAGCTCGTGCTGCGGGTCATGCTCGCCTATTTCGATCCATGGTTGAAAGCCAACTTGATGACCGCTTATGCAGCCTATTGGCTTATCTCAATCGTTGGCGCAGCTTTGATATTTGAATTCATCGAGCGTCCGTTCCGTTCGCCGTTACGGAGCTTCTTGAACCGCCGAGTTTTCGGGGGACCCAGCGCGAGAGCTGCGTAGAGGATACTTTTCGACCAAAAGCGAGCCGCCTTCGGGCGGCTTTTTCGTGCCCGCTTTGGCGGGCTTCTTTATGCCTGCAAGGGAGGCAAATCATGGCAAGGGTGAGCGAGAAAGAGGCAGGCGGGCGCAACGTACTGGCGTTCCTGGACATGCTGGCGGTGTCCGAGGGGACCGACGACCACCGGCAGCCGACGAAGGATGACGGCTACGACGTGCTGGTGGGAGGCAAGCTGTTCGCGGGCTACGACGACCACCCCAACGTGCTGGTAAAGCTGAACGCCTCGCTGTCGTCCACTGCGGCGGGGCGCTACCAGATCCTGTACCGCTATTGGCCGCACTACAAGGCGCTGCTGCAGCTTCCCGATTTTGGGCCGCTGTCCCAGGACCGCTACGCCGTCCAGCAGCTCAAGGAGCGGCGCGCGATCGCTGATATCCAGGCCGGCCGGTTTGATGAGGCCGTGTCGAAGGTGCGCAACATCTGGGCCTCGCTGCCTGGCGCCGGGTACCAACAACACGAACAAAGCATTGATCGGCTTCGGGCTGCTTATGTGGCAGCCGGGGGTACCCTTTCATGAGCGCGTGCGTACATCCGCGCGGGCGTTGTCAGCGCTTTTTCAACGCTCCAGCCTTTGCGCAGCCGCTCGCTCAACGTGCAATCTTTGATTCCCGTGGCGGCCGCCCATTGAGAAATAGTCCGGCTTTCGCCATTGAAGGACAGCATGGTGTTTCCGCGCCGGTTGTTGTTCTGCTCGCTGATCGTTGCCCATCGACAATTGGTAGGCGAGTAGTCGCCGTCGTTGTCGATTCTGTCGATGGACATGCCGGCAGGCCGTTCCCCCATATCGGCCAGGAATGCTTCGAAAGCCATCCAGCGGTCGCAAACCGAGATGCCTCTCCCGCCATAGCTGGCGAAGTTCGCATGGCGGGGGTTCAGGCATCGTTTCTTCATTGCGGCCCACGCTTCGTACGTGGGCGTTTCAAGACCGGACGCCGCGTGCCCGTGTCGGGTATTGCGCTCTCGGTTCCTGCAATGGCAAGTCTTCACATATCCGGTTCGGACTTGGGAGACGACACGCTCGCGCTCTTCTTCACAAAAGTCGCATCTGAAGATGCCGTAGGCGTTCCCGAACCGCGATTGGGTGTAGCGCACAAACACAAACGAGTGCAGGCGTGCGCCAGCAGTGACGACCTTACTTTTGGGGATTCCAGTCATATGAATATTCTCCCTATTCTGGGCAAACCTGGCAAGCATTACGGCCAGCACGAGCAGAAGATCGAGCGGCTGCGCGACGCCTACGTGCGCGCTGGCGGCACGCTCGCGGGGGCGTGATGCAGGAGAGCCTGGGATTCATGCTGTCCGTTGTGGGGGCGGATGCGGTGAGCGCAGCGGCGGCCGGCGAGCCGCTGACGCTTTCCCAGATCGTCGGATACCTGGTCGCGGCGCTGCTTGGCGGGGGCGCCATGTGGAAGGTCTTGCCCATCTTGATGGCTCGCATGGCTGTGTCCATGGCCGGTGCGAAGTCCGAGAAGGACGCAATCGAACGGCTTGAGGCTCAGTTGGCGGTCGAGCGCCAAGCAGCCGAAGCGGCTCGAGCTTCCGCAAATGAGGCCTACAAGCAGCGCAACGACCTCTATCTAGATCTTGCCAAGGTGCAAGCCGAGCTGGCTGCGCTGAATGAGCGGACGGCCTATCAAGCCCAGACGATAGAGCGGCAGAACACATTGATTGCCGAACTGACCGCTCAGGTGCGTGCATTACAGGGAGAGGTACGTGGAAAAGCTGCATGAATGGTGCCTGTGCAAGCACCCGAAATTGGCGCGCGCACTTCGTGGGCTGTATGCCATCGTTCTGGTGGCGACAATCTTCGGCGGCGGGTACTCGTTGGGCAGTCTGGTCACGTGGAAAAGTGCCTCATTGGCACTATCGGAACAGGCTGAAGTGAATCGTCAGCAGCGCGAGGACTATCGTCAGGCGCTGGCTGCCCTATCCGCCACTGTTAGCCGAGCCGCCGGGACGGCAGAGCAGGCGGCTGACAGAGTGGACCAGGCCGCTGAAGCTGCCGAAGGGGCTATCAAAGCTGCCAGGGGGGCCGCAACCAAAGCCAGTACGGCAGCGACGAAGGCCACAGCCGCGGCAAAGTCGGCCAGCACGGTCGTCAAGAAGGTGGATGAAGTCCTGTCACCGCCGCCAGCGCCGCCCGCAAGAGTGCCTGACTGGTTGAATACGCCATGAATCCGCTGTTGCGAACCGCGCTTCCCTATCTGATTGGTGCCGGGGTGCTGTTGGCCGTCGGCCTTGGTGTGCGGTGGTACGGCGCGAGTCAGTACCGAGCGGGAGTCAATCAAACGCTGCTGGAAGCGGCTGCAAATGCCCGCCAGATCGAGGCGCAGTACCGGCGCCAGGAACAGGAAATGGTGGCTGATTACACGGGCCGCCTGGAGAAAGCCAATGAAGACGTCCGCCTTTCGAACGCCGAGCGCGATCTTGCTAACGATGCTGCTGGCAGCTTGCGCGACGTCATCGCCACCCAGCGTGCCAGAGCCGCCCAGGCTGCCGCCCGCGCCGGCATCTCTGAGCAAGCCGCTACCCGAGCCTGGGACGTTCTCAAAGCGTGCACGGACGAATATGCAGCGCTGGCAAGAGACGCTGACGCAGCCATCGACGGATTGAGGGAGGCCGACGCTTGGGCGCAGGCGGCAGCGAAGATCCGACCCTAGTCAAGCTAGGCGCAAGGCTGTGCGACTGGCCCGGGATGGACGACTAATCCCATTCCTCTATATCTGCTATGGCCTCGGATTGGCGAGCTAGCGCTTTTTTCAATTCGTCTGAGAAAGTGTGCCACATACCTCGAACTTCCTCGGTAACGTAGTTCTTCCATTCATGCGCTTTCCCGCAATCACCCCAATCCGGGGACTGATAATCGTCGGGCGTTGTGTAGGTTTCGAGCATACTTATTCGATCTCCTTGGGCCCGCGATCCTTGGATAGATTGATCTCATCATCTGCCCCAATCTCCCGCACCCATGACCCGCACCCATCGTCTGGATGCGCGGGGGCTATCTTGTAGTCTGGTTCACGGCGGCAGTACGGCCTGCGCCCCTGGTCGGTTGTTTCACCGTGCCAGTGGGTACAGGTCCAGCAGCCTCCGGGGCGCTCGGATAGGGGAGTGAAGTAGGACATTTCTTGCGTCTAATACTCGCAGAATCGACTAGGAAACATGCGGGCTTACGGGGTGCTAAGCGGGCACAGAATATTAGACGTGTATCGCAATTACCTGTTGAAAGTCAAAGCGTTAGGTGAACTATCGCGCATGATGTTGCATCATGGGGGTATGGCCCGCGTGGGCGTCGGCGGCGGTGTTTTGCAGTGCGGAATTCATGCCCGTGATTGTATCGGGGCGGGGAAGGGGTTGCTGAGCTGGGGCGGGACGATCTGGCGGCGGGTTGCGATTTTTCGGATGGGCGGGCGGTTCGTGTGCACGGTGGCTGGAACAGAAATCCCTCGATTTTTGACTCCGTCGAACTCCAGCGGGCAATGAAGGGCCAGATTGAGATCGAGCGTACGTTCACAACCATGCCGGGCGATCTAGCCGATACGCTTGCAGATACGATCACCTTCGCGGATGCGTTTGCGCTGTTCGGGTACGATTGCTCGCTAACCAAGCGAGGCAACAGCATTAACCAGCAGAAGGGAATCAGCATGCTGCGCGATTTGGGTTGGTCCTTCTACAGCATCCTTGCGCTGATTTGCGGTATTGCTACTGCCTGGTTGCACTGGTGGGTGGTGATGCACGAGGGACTCTGGCCGTACATCATCTTCGAATTGATCCCCGGGCTTCCCGGCGTGGCTTCCGGCGTCTATGCCATACACCGAGATGGCAGCAAGGTAGCGTGGGCTGGTGTGCTGCTGTCGTTGTCGCCGCTGGCGACTTGGCTCAGCATCTGA